GTACCAGTGTCAGTCGCAGATGTGGGAGTCTTGGCAGTCCCAATTCTAATCCGGTTGCCGTTGACCTGAAGCAACGCGCCTCCACTGTCTGAGCTAGTACCAACTAAGAGCCTGCCGCTGGCGTCGATTGCAGCTCGCGGCAAGTTAGTTGTATAAAATTCAATCGAGGCTGCTTCTTGTGTTGTAATATTTAATGCACCAGTGCCGCGATGTTTTATCTCTGATGGAGCATTAGCACCTGTATTATTACGAATAAATCGTAGGCCATAATCTACATAAGTCGTGTCACCTACCAAATCAATAAACGTATTACGGTTACCAGTTGCACCAGCGCCGATTTCTATTGTCGCGTCTGTTGCATCATCTGCGCCTACTCTTACAGTGCCCGCTACATGCAAAGGTGCACTAGGGTTTGCTGTTTGTATGCCAACAGCTTGCGCAGCCGTGATTGTGATAGACCGCGTTGCATTTGTAACAATGGATAGCGAATCACTCCCAGGGCTGAAGATTCCAGTATTAAAGTCACCAGTAAACGTAAGTGATGGTGCGGCAGCACTGCCAGCAGCAAATATACCTGTAGTGATATTAGTTGTTATTGCATTTATCGTGCCGCCGGTTATGGTTGTGCCTGATACTGTAACAAAATTAGCCGTTGTGCCCGTCATGGTAGTACCTGTAATAGTTGCAAAGCCTGCAGTATTACCCGTGATTGTTTGAAAGCTGCCTGTATTACCGGTTACGGTGGTACCAGATACTGTGACAAAATTAGCTGTTGTACCAGTGACGGTTGTACCCGTAACAGTAGTAAAACCAGCTGTGTTGCCAGTAACGGTTGTACCAGATACTGTAACAAAATTAGCAGTGGTTCCTGTTACGGTGGTACCAGATACTGTAACAAAATTAGCAGTCGTACCTGTAGTTGTAGTGCCTGTTAGGGAAGTAAAGCTACCTGTTGTAGCAGCAACTGTGGTACCAGTTATCGTTACACCTGAAATTCGTGTACTAAATACGCCTGATACAAAATTAGCAGTTGTACCTGTGACAGTTGTACCAGTAACAGTAGTAAAACCTGCTGTACCCCCTGTAATAGCAAGCCCGCTTAATGAAGTTGTTACACCAATATTTTGAGCGTTTACGTTAGTAAAATTAGCTGTGGTACCAGAAGTTGTAACACCCGTCAGACTTGTAAAAGAGCCGTATGTACCTTTGACAGTACCGCCAGAAATAGTTCCTGTAACCGTTAGATTACCTGAAGTAGAAGCAACAATACCCGATACGGTAATAGTCTGGTCGGAACCACCGTTGGTAAAGATGATGTTATCAACTTTGATACTGCCGTATGCCATAATAAATTTTTTAGTGTAGGTTAAACGCCCTTAAGGACTGCTGCTTGTAACTCTTTTACCATAACACTTAGTTCTTTTACAGCATTAACTAAAACAGGAACCAGGTTAGCTTGGGCAAAAGTAAATTGTTCAGGGTCGTCAGTATGTACAAGATTAACATAAGAGGCATCAAAGTCTTCAATTGTTTCTAAGACTTCTTGTGCAATAAAACCAGCAGCAGGCTTACCTTTGTCAATCTCAGTATGACGTAAATTCCATTCAAATTTACGAGGCTTTAGTGTTGTAATAAAATCTAACCCAATAGTAAGATCTTGAATGTTAGTTTTGTCTCGCGCATCTGATACAAAAGTCCACGCCGTTTGTGCCCCTTGGAATCTGGCGACAGTTACTCCGTTATAAATATTGACTTCGTTACTGACCGAGGTGCTAGTGGATGTTACTCCACAACCAATACCGATGTTATAACTGCCAGTGGTGTTGTTGTGGAAAGCCTCGTCACCAATAACAATGTTAAAACTGCCATCAAGATTCTGCCAAAAAGCTTGGTCTCCCATAGCAATGTTGCGATTACCATTATTGTTGAAGTAAAGAGTATTGACTCCAATAGCAATATTGGAAAAGCCGTCGTTAGAGTAAAGAGCATTAAGTCCAATAGCAATGTTGTCAGCACCATTATCGTTAGAGTATAGGGCTTTCCAACCAACAGCAGTGTTACTAGCACCACTGTCGCTGGAATAAAGAGCTTTAAAACCAACAGCAGTGTTAGCAAAACCTAAAACGTTGGAATAAAGCGCTTCATATCCAATAACAGTGTTGTCGTCACCATAGCTATTAGCATTTAATGCTCCATTACCTACTGTTGTATTGGTTTCAACTGCTCCTGCACCGCGTCCAACACGTACTCCATTAATGGTTAGGTCATTTTCGCTAGTATTTAAATAATAATTATTTAAATAATTCTTAAGACCAGAAACAGTAATTCTTTTATTTTTTAAACTAGGATCGACTTCATATACATGAACTAGGGTGAACAAGTCTTCTTCTGCTACTAGGTCACCCTCTATAAGAGGTAATTCAGATATCCTTCTATTGGCCATTTAACTAACAACAAATTCTCCTATTAAAATTATAAGTCCTTTTTACTTATTCCATTGCACTTCAATGCGAGGAAGATTATTTGCCAGGTGCCAACTACCTTGGATACCTAGTACTAGGCCACAAGAAAGCATGAATACAACAATTAATTCTGCTACGGTCAGATTGCGACGAACGTAGACAACCCTATCAGGGGCAGGGGTAGGCCTAGGTGCTGGACGCACGGTAGCAGGGGGTACACTTTGATTTAGTGTTGCCTGAATAGCTTGAGCACGAGCTTGTGCTTTGAGTTGCTCCAGGATTTCTGGAGAGATATACCCTTCAGGAATCTGTGGCATTTGCGGGGGTGTGCTAGCGGGAACTTGATTTTCTTCCATGGGTAACAATCTGCTTGTTTTAAAGCTAGCATAAAAAAAGATATATTGACACCATGCAACACGGTCTTAGAAAAAGTCTTGAGGATATTGCCGTTGAATTAAAAGGCATCAAAACTATCCTAGGGTCAATGTGGCATTCTCGTTACAAAACCGAAGAAACGGACTTGATGAATCCTGAGATGTACGCTGACGAATATATTTCAACAGAAGAATGTGCCAGGCGCCTTAGCATTTCTGATCAAACAATTAGAAATTGGATTAGCAAAGCAAAAACTAAAGGCGGCACAGGGTGGGTAGAAGGTATACACTATATTAATATTTGTCCTCGCGCTAGTGGCAAAGCAGTTATTCGTATTCCTTGGAATGAATTAGTCCGGTCGTTTTCCAAAGATCGACCAGTAGAACCCAGTGATCTACGAAATAAGACCATGTATGTCTACAAGCACAGCGCCCACTTGTGATATGACCCATCTAATAGAAGACCTAGACGTAACAACCGTCACTCTTGAGAATTATTCTCAATTACTCCCGAGTATTATAGCAAAACAAGTTACCCTCTTCCTACCTCCCTTTGGTTCTTTTGATGACGGATGCCTCCAGCGGTATCTGTTAAACATTAGAGATTACGAGGAAGAGGACGCTAATTCAAGCATGACCCTTGCCAATAGATTACGGTTAGCGTTTGCTGACATGACACCTGATACAATCTGCGGTAGGTTCCCGCAAGCTGAACTATCTCTCAAGAGAAGATTAAGGTGTGTTGCTGAGTACTTGATTCGGGCTAAAGAATTTAATAAACTAAAAGATGACAGTGGAAACCTCGTAAAAAAACGAGGCATCATCGGTAAGATGGTCTGTGTGTACCAGCCGCTTCCCAAGTTGCTTGAATCTCTTACTAAACAAGGACTTATTCAACCATGACTAGACGAGAAGACCTACTAGCCAATCTGCTTGATAAGGATTATTCCCCTGAGAAAGCAAAGATTCTAGATACGACCGTACGTTTTGTCCTCGGTGACATGGGTCAAATGTATCTTGAGTTCTGGGACAAAGAAGGTCCTGGGGTCATGGTATTCCAACCTCAGCTGGAAGATCGAAGCATGTTATATTGGACCCTTGGGGAATTGCATGAGGCACAAGAAGAATGTGAAGAAGCTAATAATGATGATCTTGCCGAAAGCTTCCGTCGTATCTTAAATGCTGCTCAGAAGATTGATCCTGCGGAAAAGGCTGGGTACATCATTAATGATCATAATGGTTTACGCTATTTTGAAATCAACTACAACCAGGTGACAGAATAATGGGCGTCAACTTTAATATGCGTAAAGAAGACCAGGAGCTTATTACAAATGCAGACTTGGTCACCGCAGCGCACAGTCTTCTGGGGGAAATTGATCTTGATGCTGCT